GGTGCTTGTAAGTCTAACGTTACTGAGTGGTACAAAGTGAAAGGTTGTGGAACTGCTACAACTCAAATCACTGATGTAACTGATTTCAATGTAAAATGTGGTGATGTTGTCACTTTGACTCTTCGTGCACATTCTTCTTACATTGACACTCTGTATTTCAATGGTTTCACTCGTAGTGTAACTGTTCAAGCTCCTTGCTGCGATTGTGGTGGAGATCCTTGTGACACTGTTGACACAAATGCTTTGATTAATCAATTTATTGAAAAGCTGGAGCAACAAGGTCCTGGTATCAACCCTGACAACATTAGCTTCAACACTTTCTACACTTTTGAAAATGTTGGTGGTACAATCCTTCGTATTACAGGTAAGGCTCTTACTAAGTATGGTCAACCTTGTGATGTTGCAGCATTCCCTTACGAATATGACAGAATGTACTTCCGTACTTTCGTTTATTCTGGTCCTGCAACCACTGCTGACTTTATTGTTGCTGACAATTGTAACATTGTAGCTGAAGCAACTGTTATTCAAACTTCAAACTATCCTACAGGTACTTCTGAAGAAATTACACAACTTGAAAAGAACTACTATTCTTATCAAGCTGGTTATCTGAAGCATCTTTACAGAATGGTTGGCTATAATGCAAACTTTGAAAGCTGGGTGAGTGCTGGTACAGTGTATGACACATATTACATTAAGTTTAATGCTTACGATAAATCTGCTTACCAATGGGGAGATTATATCGAGCAAGACTCAATGGTGATCATTGCTGTTGCTGAAGGTACTGCTTCTAACAATCTTTACAATGCATTAGAAGATGCTCTTGGAGAGATTGATTTTGACAACACATGTATCACTACAACTACTTCTACCACTGCTGGTCCTATTCCAGCATAATTGGAAAAAAGAAAGAGTTAAGATACATCATAATAACCTGTGCCAGAGGGTCAGAGAGGATTAAATCTCAAAGTCCTCTGGCACATTTATTTATAACAACATGCCAGATTTAAAATTAGATATACTTGTTATACCTACATACAATGTAGAAACATTAGGTATTGCTGATGCATCTACGTACCCTGATTCTCCTCCAGTTTCTTCTCCCACTATTGATATTTCAATTCCTGGTTTTGGAACAGTTTCTCTTCCTTTTGAAACAAATGAACTTAATTTATTTACATCTAGTTCATTAGGACTTACAGATGTTGGAAATCCTCTGTTACCACTTCCTGATGGAGTGTATTATTTAAAGTATTCTGTAGCCCCTGCTTATGAAAATTATGTTGAAAAAACAATAATTAGAACAGATAGACTTCAAGAAAAGTTTGATGAGGCTTTTATGAAATTGGATATGATGGAGTGTGATATGTCTATTAAGACACAACAAAAGGTACAATTAAACAGTATTTATTTCTTCATACAAGGAGCAATTGCTGCTGCTAATAATTGTGCTGTTACAGAATCAAATAAACTTTACAAACAAGCTTCTAGAATGTTAGACAATTTTATGAAAAATGGTTGTAAATGTTCTGGAAATAACTATGTAACCAACTTCTACTAATATGGCACAGTGTAAAAATTGTGGAGCTAAACTTGGCTGCGGATGTCAATTAATTAATGGTCTTTGTGCAGCTTGTCATTCTGCTGCTCAACAAGGAACAAAAAGATTCAAAGATGTTATTACCAAGACTTACAGATTGTGTAAACTGTTCTAGTATACCTGCACTTCTTGCAAATATTGATTGTAAGCTTCTTCAGCTTTCAAAAGATTTATATAACAACACTGTATTTATTTTAAATAAAAAGTTTTCAAGTGTTGTTATGAATGATCTTTTAATGTATAAAAGAATCTTAACATATAAATATTGCAATTCTGAATATGCAGGAAAGTATACAGTGGATCAGATTGCAAGTAGAGTGAGAGTGTTAACAGGAAACTCAAAGGCTTGTTGCAGTGAGTGTTATGAAGGTTTTGGTGGTTATGGACCAACTACCACTAGTACAACCACTGTAGAACCTATTAGTTATGTTGAAATATGTTTAGGATATAGTGATTCAGGCTGTTCTGGTGCTTGTTCTGTAGACTGTTCTACGTATTACGTTTCACAATCTTGTTATAATTCTATAATAGGAGGTGATATTTTTCAAATATCGGATTGCACTATTTACACTGATTCATTCGGTAGTGTTCCAGCACCCACTGGTAATTACTCTTACAATGGAGGACTTTGTTTTTTTGTATCAAATGGAGAGATTACAGGAATAACAAATTGTTAATTTAAAATAAAAAACTATAAAATGTCTTGTTCAAATTGTTATAATGGATGTGCAGAAGTTGTTTCTGATAAATGTGTAAGATATACAGGAATAGATATTCCTGCTCTTGAGATAAGTAATGGTGACACTCTTGCCTATGTTGAAAGTAAGTTGGCTGAGTTTTTAGTGTCAACTCTTGATGGAACAGGTATTAAGATTAATATACCATCAAATATAATTTGTAATTTAATAGATGGATATTTACCCTCGTGTGGAGAGTGTGAAGGGTACACTGTTGTGGATTTGATAACAGCTCTTATTCAAGCTGCTTGTGATCTTCAAGATCAAGTGGATATTATTAATGGAAGAATCAATACAATTGAAGCATCTTATAATGTAGATTGTTTAACAGGTGTAAGTGGTTCAGATGGAACACATGATATTCTTCAAGCTGTAATTGATAAGCTTTGTGATTTAGAGGTGGATTTAGCAGCTCTTGCTCTGGATGTAGATGAAAATTATGTAAAGCTTGCAGACTTAAATTCATTGATTCAGGATTATTTAGATAGCATTTCAGGAGGAACAACTCAGCAATATTTAAAGATGGTTCCTTATACAGTGGTGGAATACTATGGTCCTCTTAGTAATTTTGATGGTTCTGGTGCAGGGATTGCTTCTCTTGGATGGGATAAGATTTATATATGTAATGGACAAGCGGTTGGTTCTACAGTGACTCCTGATAAACGTGGAAGAATTGCTGTAGGTGCTATACAAGGTGTTCCTGGAGGAGCACTAGACCCAGTGATTGCTCCTGGAGGCTTTAATCCAAACTATGCTTTGTATACAACAGCTGGTTCTAATTCTGTAACTCTCACTACTGGACAAATGCCCTCTCATACACACGTAGTTACTATTAATGATCCTGGGCACAGACATGTGTTTGGGGGAGATGATCAAGTTGCTACTCAAGGAGGTTATACGTCTACAGGAAGTACTTTTAACTATGATGCTGATTCAACAACAAGTGGAAATGGTAAACACATGTTTACAAAAGATATTAATGTAACAAACAATCTTCAAACAACAGGGATTACAGTTAATCCTGTAGGCACTTCAGGAAACAATGAAGCTCATAATAACATACCTCCTGTTCTTGCTTGTTACTACATTATGTATATTCCTTAATAGATTAAATTCAAATAAATGTCTTGTTATCCTGGAACCCCTTGTTACAATGGTGGTACAACCACCTATCCTAAACACTGTGGTGTAGATCCTTGTGATGTACATAAAACAAATACAGATAACACTTTTTACAATAGTGGAAATCTCCCTTGTACAGGGGTAAACACCTGTGATTCTCTAACTACAGTTTTGCAAAAAATTGACAATAAACTTTGTCCAGAGAATTTAGCATTGGCAATTTTAAATGCAATTTTAAATGATTCTGGTTTACTGAATCAATTTTGTACAGTGGTTTCAAATTGTCAATCTACTACCACTAGCACTACAACAGAAGCTCCTGTTCCTAATGTTATTAGAATTGCTCCTGCAAACGGGGAAGGGTTTTTTGGTGTTATTGTAGACAGACTTTCAGGAGAAAACCCAGATAGTCTAACTTTTTCTGTTCAATTGAATAGGTATTTAACAACAAATTGTACAGGATCTAATCAATCCTACTCAATTAGTGCTGCTACCCTTGATCCAAACACTCCTTCATACTTTGCAGGTACAACTTCTGAAAATCTATCCTATCTCAGTGCGAAAATTACAAGTTTAAGTGTTAATAGTATTCCAATTACAACATCTCCTCAAACTGTCACTATAGGTTCAAATACATATATTATAGAAGGTTATAATGTGTGTACAGACATCTCATAAATAACGATATTAAAACTTCCTGTTTTGTTGGTTTTACAGGATATGTTCTCCCCAAGTATTTCTATACTTGGGGTTTTTAATTAAATTGGTTATTCTAATAATTAATTCAGTTAAAATAATTTGGTAATTATTAAATAAGTGCCTACCTTTACTCTAATTTTTAACTAAAATTGCCTTATGCAGGAAAACAACCATCTATTACATCAGCTTGAACAAATGCTTCGTTGGAAAAAAAGTAAGAAAGTTTATGCTGAAAAACTTGGTGTTTCAGAATTTATAATTGATGATCTTCTAAAAGAGCTTAAGAGTAGAGAACAGATGGGAAATGAGGCTGAAGCAGGAAACTACATAGGTGTTCTTGAAGAGCTTGTTGTAAAGGTGAATAATGAAAAAGGAACATTAGAGTCCACAATTGAGACAAGTTTTGAACCAAAAGATGATGTTGAACTAGCTAAGATTCATAAGATAAATTTAGAGAAATACAAAATATCTAACTATTGGACTAAACAAAAGTCTAATGGTAAGTTCACATCTTCTGTATTTGCCACTCTCAAACAACCAAAGGATTATACACCAGAAGACTTTGCTAAGTTTCTAGAGAACTACACACCTAAGAAAGTAGAAATAGCTCATGTTCTTGATATAGAGTCTTCTGAAAGAGAACAGGTTGATGTTGAGATATCTATAGCTGACTTTCATTTAGCTAAGAAGAATTTAGAAGGAGAATCAATTTCTACAAAGAAAGAACAGTTTATGTCTGTTCTTAGAGATTTGACAACCAAAGTGTTATCTTGTTATAGTATTGGAAAAGTGGTGTTTCCAATTTCTAATGACTTTTTTCATACAGATAATTACCAAAATCAAACCACTAATGGTACTCCTCAAGATGTTTTAGTAAGTTATGATCATGAGTATGAAGAGGGGTTTGATCTGCTTGTAGAAGCAATCACTTATTTGAGTGCAATAGCAGAGGATGTGGAAGTGGTACTTGTACAAGGAAACCATGATAGAACTAAGTCATTCTACTTAGCTCATGCTTTGGAGGTGTTCTTTTATATTACAAAAAATGTAACCTTCCAAAGACATCATTCTACAGTGAAAAGTGTTGTTTTAGGGGATACATTTATTGGATATCATCACGGTAATTGCAAGATAGAGGATCTTCCTCTGTTATTTGCTACAGGTGAAGATTCAGTACAATTTGGTATTGCTAAGTATAGAGAAGTGCACACGGGTGACAAGCACCATTATATGGCAAAAGAAGTGAAAGGTGTAAGGATTCAACAGATGCCTTCTCTCTCAGGAACAGATAGATGGCATGCTGATAACAATTATGTAAACAATATTAGAGCTGGACTTGTTTTAATCTATCATCCTGAGAAAGGAAAGATTGGAGAGTTTGAATCAAGAATATAAATAAAATGGCAACTTTAAGAAAATTAGTATCTGATGTACGCTCAATGCACAAGATGCTATCCACTGATAATCTTATTACAGATAGAGTGGTGGCTTCTGAGATTAAGAACAATTCTCTTCTTCTTATAAAAAGAGAAACAAATCTTAGAAAGCTTTGGGCAACATCAACAATCTTCACCACTATTCCTTGTTTAGAGATGGTGGAAGTCCCTATTTCTGAATGTTGTGAATATGCAGATGAATGCACTGTATCTAGAAGTAAATTTAAACTTCCTCGTATTTCTGAAGGTAATTATCAGTATGTGATACAAGGTGTGTATTCTATAAATGCTATGGGTGGTAATGGTAAAAAGTTGAAAGAAATCACCATCAATAGATATTTAAACCTACTAAAACTTCCTATTATTAAGAATGAAGATTATTACTGGATAGTGAATGGTTATCTTTATGTAAGCAATCCTTTTCTTAAATCAATTAGAATAGCTGCTTTGTTTGAAGAAGATGTTCCAAATGAAATAATGTACCCAGAATGTGATTGTGGTTCACCTCAAACATCTTTAGAAGATTTATGTAAAAATCCATTAGACAAAGAGTTTTTCATACCAGGTTATCTAGAAAAACAAGTTTTAGAATTAGCTTCACAAAAACTATTGTCTACATATTTTAGATTGAAAACTGATATGACAGATGATGGTGTAGATGGACAAGCTCCTAACTCAAAACCAACAAATTAACGTGAGAACTAAAGTTGACTGGAGAAGTGCTAGTAAGGATAATTATAATCAGTTTTGCAAGAAAAATCCCTCAATAAAATTATCGTTTGATGAGTGGAGAAACATTGTTTCTATATACATAGAGTGTTATAAAGAGTATATTCTTGAGACAGGTGAAAAGGTAAAGCTTCCATTTGGATTTGGTGACTTTTCTATAAACAAGAAGAAAAGAAGAAAGATAAAAGGTGTAGATGGAAAAGAGTTTGTTAATCTTCCAGTAGACTGGCAAAAGACAAAAGAAAAAGGAAAAATTATTTATAATTTCAACTTTCACACAGAGGGTTATTTTTTTGGATGGATGTGGTTTAAAAAATCTACAAGATTCAAATTTGCAGATCTTTGGTATTTTAAACCTTCGAGAACAACATCTAGGCTTCTTTCCCATTATATAAAAGTAAACGATAAATACCAACACATTTATCACACTTGGAAAATCTAATTAAATGTCTTATTATTACAAATACAATTTCACATCTCCTGAGATTGTCTATTCCACTGTAAAAGAAGAGCTTAAGAGCTATTTTGACACAGGTGCAATAGACGATTTAATGTTTCCCACCTACCTTGATAAATGTTTGAGGAAACTGGGTAGAGCAACATATGTCATTTCTGAGCAAGTGCTTTATATAGAAGATTTTCAAGCTAGGCTTCCAGATAACTTTTTTGCTGTAAGAGAAGCATGGATGTGCACTACAGTGGATGGATATCCCTACAAAACAGCTAATTCATTTTATTCTCAAGCTTCTTCACAAACAACTATTCAGGTGAGCCCTGTTATTTCTAACGGTGTTCCTTGTAATAGCAATTGTCCTCCAGACAATTGTACATGTATGCCTGAGATTATACAAGCTGTGTACAAGACCAATAATGAGGTGAACATGGCTTATACAAAAAAGTATCTACTAAAGCCTGGGAACATCTCTGTAAGGGCAGATTGTTCTTTAGACTGTGCAAATTTCAATTCATCTTCTGCAGATAGTTTTGATATAAGAGATAATAAGTTTGTTACAAACTTTAGAAGTGGTGTTGTTTATTTGATATTCTATGCTACAGAATACGATAGTGTAGGAAATCAGCTTATTCCAGACAACTACCGTATAAGAGAATATGTAGAAGCTTTTATAAAATATAAAGTATTTGAAACTCTCACTAACCAAACAAATGATGAGACATTCAATCAGCTTCAGCAGAAACTCATTTATTACAAACAGCTTTCTGAAGAAGCGTTTATAATGGCTGATATTGAGATTAAGAAACAAGATGTTTATGCTAAGCAAAGAAGAGTGGTGAATGATTTGAATAGATTTAACATGTACGAACTTCCTAATAGAATAAGTAGTTATGGCTGGAGAAGAAACAACTAATTAAAAAATGGCTGAAGAAACAACTAACCAAGGTGCTATAAATTTAAACAGCAATGTTGCAAGAACAGGGCTGAACATGGATCAATCTGTTAGTCAGATTGGAAAAGGTTCTCTTACGTATGCTTTAAATGCTGCTGTTGAAAACTTTGATTCAAACTCTGTTTATTACCAAAATGAACAGGGTAATGAGTTATGTTTGTCTTTTCCAGAAGGTTATCTACTTATAGGACACCATGCAATCTATGAAAA